AGGCTCGCCTGGTAGCAGCCAGCAAACAATATGATCTGCGCACGGTAGGCGCCGACCCGTGGAACAGCCGAATGCTTACGCAGCGGTTGATGCGACAGGGCATCGACGTGGTGGAGATCCCGCAGAACATGGCGAGCATGTCGCCGGCCATGAAGTTGATCGAGCAGCTATTGAAACGCGGTTTGATGACCCATGAGGCGAATCCGGTTGCTCGCTGGTGCTGGGGGAACGTCGTGGTTGCGGTGGACGGGAACGAAAACATTAAGCCTATGAAAAACAAGTCTGCGGACCGTATAGACCTGACTGTTGCGCTGATCGACGCCATGGCAACGGCGATGCTGTTTGAAGAAATCAGCTTGGATGTATCCGAATTTGCAGATGAACAATTCTTAGACAAGTTGTGGGGCTGACGAAAGGTGGTGAGAAATTGGGGATCAAAGACTATGCTCGGCGCTGGCTCGGAATTAACGAGACGCGAGAGACGTTGGAGTTGAACAAAGACGACCGCAGACTTGCGGAAATCCTCGGTATCGATCTAGATGGCGTTAACGTGAAGGGGAAAGGCGCGCTCAAGGTTGATACTGTATATGCCTGTATCCGTATCCGCTCCGAGTCGGTGGCAAAGTTGCCGTTGAAAGTGTATCAGGAAGACGATTTTGGAGTGCGAAAGCAAAGCAGCCACAACGTCGCGCAACTTCTGCGTCTACGGCCAAATCCGTTTATGTCGGCATATGACTTTTGGAAAGTCACAGAAACGCAGAATTGCTTGTATGGAAATGCATTTGTCAATATTGAGTTTGACAGGCGAACCGGAAAACCGATTGCGCTTTGGCCGATTGATGCAACCAAAGTCAAAATCTACGTCGATGACGATACTGGCATGTCAAACGTGATGCAGCCGCGATCAAAGCTTTGGTACGTGGTTGATCTCGGATATGAGCAACGTAAAGTTTCGGCTGATGAAATGCTGCATTTCCGGGGTGGACTGACGCTTAACGGGATCGTCGGACTTTCGCCAATCGATCAACTCCGGGCGACGGTTGAAAATAGCGCTTCTGCCAATGAATTCGTTAATAAGTTTTTTAAGCAGGGTTTACAGGTAAAAGGGCTTGTCCAGTATGTCGGCGATCTGAACGAAGAAGCCAAACGAACGTTTCGTGAGAAATTTGAGGCGATGTCTTCCGGCTTGAACAACGCCCATCGGATCGCACTCATGCCTATCGGCTATAAATTTGAACCGATTGCGATCACACTTGAAGACGCCCAATTTATCGAAAACGCGCAGCTCACCATCCGGCAGATCGCAGCGGCCTTCGGGATCAAGATGCACCAACTCAACGATCTCAGCCGCGCAACCTACAACAATACGACCGAGCAGCAGAAGGAATTCTACACCGACACGTTGCAACCGATCCTGACAGGGTATGAACAAGAACTCACCTACAAGCTGTTCCTCGATGAAGAAATCGCGGACGGCTTTTTTATTCGCTTTAACGCGGATGCGATCTTGCGCGCTGATATCAAGTCACGCTATGAAGCGTACAAGACGGCGATCCAGTCGGGTTTCATGACGCCGAACGAAGCCCGGGAACTCGAAGAAAGACCGCCGATGCCGGGCGGGGATCAACTCATTGTCAACGGCAATATGGTGCCTCTGACGGATGTTGGTGCTGCATATCGCTCGAAAGGGGGTGATGGAGATCAACAAGGAGAAGACGATGCCGGAGAAGGAAATTCGAGCGATGCCGACGACAATTGAGATTCGGGCAGCAGAAGGCGAAGACGGAAAACGAACCATCACCGGGGCTATCAAGTACAACACCGAGAGCCAAGTCATGCGAGATTTTTGGGGCGATGAATTTGTCGAGATCATTGACAAGGAAGCATTCAAGGACAGCCTCGCCACCCGAAATGTCGTCGCCTTGTGGAGCCATGACACGTCCCAGGTACTCGGCAACACAAAGTCTGGAACACTTAGGCTGACCAACATGGAGACCGAACTCCGGTTTGAACTCGACATCCCGAACACCAGCGCCGGTAATGACGCGTGGGAATTGATCCAACGCGGCGATGTCGATGGAGTCTCCTTCGGTATGCGTGTCACTGACGGAGGCGCGAAATGGACAAGCGAGAAACGCGACGGCAAGCGGATTTACAAACGCACCATTTTAAACGCTGAATTGTTCGAGATTAGTCCGGTCGCATTTCCTGCTTATCCGGCAAACGAGGTAAGCGTCCGTGGGTTGGAGGAATTCAAAGCCTCCGAGCAACGGGCCGCCGACCAGTACGAAAAAGAAAAATTGTTCCTTGAACTCGACCTTTACGGTTGAGTTTTTGTTTTTCCAAAAAATCAATAGGAGTGTGAATCCAAAGTGACAAAAGAACTGAGAGCAATGCTCCAAAAATTGGAGCAAGCAAAGCAAGAAGTTCGGTCCCTGCTGGCCGAAGACAGGACAAACGAAGCAAAGGCAAAAATGGAGGAAGTCCGGGAGCTGCAAGCGAAAGTCGATCTGCAACGCGAACTGGAAGAAACCGAAGCACGCAGCCTCGGCGGTAAGGAACTGGACGATAACGGCAACGTCCAAGAACGCGACATGAAGGAGCTGGAAGCTGAGTATCGCACGATCTTCCTGCGCGGCATCCGGCGCCGTCCGATCACGGCTGAACAGCGCTCCATCATCGCTGAATACGAGCGCCGCGCCGTCATGAACGAAGGCAACACCAACCCGGCCATTCCGGATGGTGACGTCGGTATCGTTGTACCACAAGACATCCAGACGCAAATCAACACGCTGATGCGCGAATGGAACGATCTGTCGCAGTATGTCACGGTTGAAAACGTGACTGCTCTTTCCGGTTCCCGCGTCCTTGAATCTGATGCTGACATGACGCCGTTTGCTGATGTCGATGAGTACGGCGTGATCCAAGAAACGGACAATCCGAAATTCACGGCCATCACGTACAAGGTGAAAAAGCGCGCCGGTTACCTGCCGCTCACGAACGAGCTTTTGGCCGACAGCGACGCCAACCTGCTTGGTTATGTAACGAACTGGATCGCGCGGAAGGCTGCGCACACTCGAAACGTCCATATCATCAACCTGCTGAAAACCTTGACGCCGCAAGCGCTGGCCGATGTTAAGGCGATCAACACGGTTCTGAATGTGGGTCTCGATCCGGCTATCAGCCTGTCTTCGATCATCCTGACCAACCAAGACGGTTTCAACTGGCTTGACAATCAAGTTGACGGCATGGGCCGCCCGATCTTGCAAGAGGATATCACCCAACCGGGCCGCAAGCTGTTCAAAGGTCGTCAAATCGTTGTGGCCAGCAACCGACATCTTCCGAGCGATACGGTCAATAACAAGGCGCCTATGATCATCGGCAACCTGAAGCAATTCATGGTGCTGTTCAATCGCCGCTTCTTCGAACTTGCCTCGACCCGTGAAGGTGGCGACGCATGGCGGCGTGATACCACGGAGCTTCGGACGATCATGCGCGACGATTACGTCATGTGGGACAGCGCTGCGGCTGTGTTCGGGGAAATCGATCTGACGCCGACGCCGTAATGATGAGGCGGGAACGACCCGCCTCACTTCTTCCTATTATGGAGGTGATCATTTGGCTAAGGTGATTCGCAAGTTTCGCGAAAGGTATCACGACTTTAAGCTGTACAACGTCGGAGATGACTACCCCGAAGATGACAAAAAGCGAGTGGCTTATTTGGTTAAAGAAGGGTTTTTAGCGGAGCCGGAAAAGCCAAAGAAGCGCAAGAAAGGCGCTGATGCAGATGGCGATTCTAACGATTGACGAAGCTAAAACGTGGCTCCGGGTGGATGGTAATGAAGAGGATGGTCTAATCCAAATGCTGATCGGGGCCGCGGAGACATATCTCCACAACGCAACCGAGGTGGAATTCGACGAAACAAATCAGCTTGCTAAGCTCTTTTGTCTAGTATTGTGCGCAGACTGGTACGAAAACCGCGATCTGATCGGTCAGCAACCGTCGGATAAAGTGCGATTTACAATCCAGTCAATCATGACGCAGTTGCAATACGCTTACGGCGGTGATGAGTATGTCTAAGTTACTTATCAACCGCCTAAACAAGCGTGTGACGATCATCCGACCTCCTAGCCCAGATGATGTTGATGAATATGGGCAACCACTTAATGAGTGGCAGCCTGTTGCTACGGTATGGGCTGGGATTGAGCCGCTCCGGGGGCGAGAATACTTTTCTGCCATGAGTGAGCATGCGGAGGTCACAACGCGGATCCGGATCCGGTACCGAGAGGACATCGATCGCACCATGCGAGTCCGACACGGAGAAACAGAGTTTGAGATTCTTCATATCATCCACCCGGAGTTCGGTAAAAAAGAGCTACAGCTCATGTGCAAGGAGCGGCAATGATGGCTCGTAAGTGGGAAATCAAGGGCATGAAAGAGCTGGAGCGCTCTTTTAAAAAGCTCGGTAAAGTGCCGACGTCTGTTGCGAGTAAGTCTGCTAGAGCAGGCGCTCGCATTGCGTATAAGGATGCAAGGGCCAATGCACCGGAGGACACCGGAGAACTCAAACGAGGAATCGTCCTAAGGCGCGGTAAGTTTAGACGACGAGTGCCT